TCTCAACGTATTAACAGGAGCTTGTACAATAAAACAAGCAGAACCCAATGAACCTTGGAATCTCTCAAAGCCGTCAAATACACGAGGGTCTTTAATGATACCAACTTGGCGATAGTCGTTACCAACCACAACGCCTTGGTTAAGGTCGTTAGAAATGTTAGTATAGAACATCAAGTTAGTTGCATACAATTCTTCAGGAGAACTCTTACCGTGACCACCATATGGGGAAATGATAGCTCTTAAATTAGCACCAGAGCCGTTACCAATAACTTTGATGTTGGCATATGTGTATCCCTCGCCACGTGTGACGATCTGAACTTTAGTGATAGCTTGGGTGATTGGATCAATAATAGCTTTTGCAGTTGCGCCAGTACCGTCACCTTCAATAAGGATGTTAGCAACACCATAAGAATAACCGCCAGAAATGATAGCGATTGCATCAATTGTGCCAGCTGGTGTTAAAATCTCGTTGTTAGCTTGCTGGGAAGAAATGGCGCCAAGAGATAAGTCAGCTGTTAATAAAGCACCTTCCCCATCACCAGTAACACTCAATGATGCTTTAGTGTAACCAACGCCAGGGTCGTCAATAACCAAGTAAATGATTTGTCCATTTTCTGTAATCGCAGAAATCTTAGCTTCGGATTTGGCGGTAAAGAAGTTAACCTCAGCGCCAGTGCCATTATTGTCGATAATATTAACAGCTGGTGTTACAGAATAGCCAGCACCATAACGCATAACAGCATAACCAGTCGCAACAGAACCATCGCGTCTTAAACTTGCAACAACTCCAACATATCTTAAACCAACACCATATGTTGCACCAGCACCATCGCCAGAAGTAAAGTCAGGAGCAGTTGTGCTTGTATATCCATCTTCAAGGATCAAATATAAGTGTTTTACTCCAGAAATTTCTTGATATACAGTATCACCTTCAAACACTTCAGTTGTTGCAGCCCATGGAACAGAAGTATATTGTGTTCCGCTGTTCCAAGATGGGGATACGTGACCGAAGAAGCCAGCTTCAACAACAGTGTACAGGTTGGAACCATTAGAAAATTGATCGTTTGTGTAAACTTCTAAGCCTTGTGTCCACGGTGTACCGAATGTTACAGATGGTACACCGAGATAGTTTTCACCAGAATTGATGACGGTTGTTGAGATAACTTTATCAGCGTACAGTTTAGAACGAACAACAGCGTAGTTGCCACCGCCACCGCTAATTGTAACTTCTGGTGGTTTTAAATAACCAGATCCAGGACTAATGAGTACAACTTCACGAACGCTGCCAACTAACACAACATCATCAATAACGCCAGTTTCGACAGTTGCTGAAGCGATAGCGCCGGAACCAGAATCGCCAACAGCTGGAGTAATAACCACTTCTGGATCAGTATAACCCTCACCGCCATCAACCACCAAAATGTCCAAAACAGGAGAACCTGAAAGAATTGCAGTCATCGTGCATCCAGCACCAGATACATCTTCAATACGAATTGTTGGTACTTCTGTGTATCCTTGGCCACCAGATATCACAACAACTTCATCAATATCACCGTTGACAAGAACGGGTTGTAGGATGGCGCCAGAACCACCACCACCAATGACTGTTAAGATTGGTGAAACATAATTGTGGTTTGAACCAGAGTTATTAATTGTGATAGAACTGATAGAAGAATCACCAATGATAGCAGTAGCCTGAGCACCTTGCCCTGTTGGGTCATTAATTGTGATTGTTGGAACTTGAGTATATGCAGAACCACCACTCACAACGTTAATAGCTGTTATGTTTTTATCATTTCTAAGGGTGACTGTTCCGCGCATTGTAGTACCACGATACTTTAATGCAGATGTTCCACTCAGAACTGTTCCAAATTTATGACTAGGTTGTACTGAACCCATTTGACCTGGCGTTGAGACTTCATAGAAGTCATCATAACCATTCTTGATAATTTGTCCAAGGTTTACAGAACCGTTTGGAATGAATGGGGAGAATGATGTGAACGGAGGAGCAAACTCAATAGTAGCACCCTCAGAATAACCAGTACCTTCAGTAACAACAGTTGCAGCTGTAATAAGAATAGGGTCAGATTCTCTATAACCATCACCAGTTACAGAAACGATTGCGCTAGAATAACCCTCGCCACGGTTAGTAATATAAACGTTGTCAATTGTACCATTTGAGTAGAAGTGGTTGGTCAAAGCCGAAACCACAGGGATATACTCATCAGTGTAGAATTTGTTACGAAGGTTAATTGGAATGTTATACATGAACTTCCAAATGTAACCGTCAGTAGTTTTGATTGGTGCTAATTGTGTGCCAGAAGGCTTAATCTTAGATAAAGCGCCATTATTGTTATCAAGGCACTTATAGACGTTATATTCGTCAGTAACAACATAGAAAGCAGCATCTTCAAGTTTTTGGACGCCAGTAGATGAAATACCAATAACAGCTTTCATTTCAGCGCCAGTACCAGAGGCTGAAGTAATTGTAACAGTTGGCTCAGAAGTATAACCTGATCCTGGGTTAGTCAAAACAACGCCAGAGATAGAAGAACCTGTAAGCTCAGATACAACAGCTGTTGCGCCAGAACCACCGCCACCCTCGATAGTAATTGTAATATCATCAAGGTTAATATAGCTTGTACCACCGGAAACAATGTTCAAACCAAGAACTTCATCAGAATAGCGATCGTCATACATGTCATAAACAACATCAGACGCCCAATCTCTACGCTTTACAACGAATGCGACGTCTGATGGTTTAATTTCTTTGATTGTGATAATCTCATTACGAACTTCGTGTTCGTAAGTTAAACTGTCAACGGGTACTGGTGGATTGTTCTCATCCACCCATTGTAAGGTTTGACCCAAAAAGTAGTAATATGATGAAGACTTCGTAACAACGTCTCTATAAACACCCTCAGCGAGTGCTTTAAATAGGATCGATTTTACTAATTTTGTATCTGCCATTTTTATTCCGTCGATAGTTTAACTTATTATAATATAGAAAAACTCAGATTAACTTACTGTAACTTTCCAAGTGATAGCGATAGTATCACCAGCTTGCTTAGTAACAACTGGGAACACTGTGCGGCAAAGCATAGTACCACCAGTAGAAGCGTTGAAAATGCCAGCTTCAGTAATAGCACCAGTACCAGTACCTGCTGGGAAAGTGGCAGTGTAAGTGATAGAGTTGTTTTCTTGGATATTACCAGACAATAGAACACGACCAGTTTGAGTGCCTAATGTAGTGTCTTCTGCTAGTGGGGAAGCAGTACCAGTACCAATACCCATGTGGGTCATAGCAACTGGAACGTCTGAGTTAGTTGCAATCATTTTACCAGCAATATAAACCTTGCCAGTCGTAACAACTAGGTTTGGAACTTCAAACTGATCAGTAACTTGACCTGCTTCATTTGTTTTAGTGATAGTAACCCAACCCTTTGGGCATACTTCGCTTCCTTGTTTAATTTCGTTCATAGGGTCTCCTTTAAGTTGAGAAAGTAGAATCTCTAGTGTTTGAATAGTGTTCTGCTTGATAAGAACCTTCATCATACGGGTTCAAAACTATGTACCCAGATTCTGGGTACACCCCAGAAGTTGGATCATCAATGGTATTTAGGGTAAATGCAATAGTGTGCTGCTCGCCCATTGGGGCGAAATCTGTAAATGATTTAGTTGTTAGTAACTTAGTAAAGTTTTCAATTAAACTAGTTGTGTCATTAAGGCTCTTGCCAAAATATTTATTGACAAGTTCTGTCATGAACACAGTTTCAGCTTGACCTGTTAAACCAATACCTTTAGTGAAGAATTTATCAAACACTTCGCTTGTTGTGTATGAATCTTCTAGTTTCTTAGTGAATAGGTATTTCGTAGTATCTGTGAACGCATTAGTATATTCTGTTTCCAGATACTTGTATGCTGTGAACACTGTTCCACGAATAACGTTACCATTAGAATCAAGTAAATAACTATCATCAGCCAATACAGTATCGTATAAAGTAACACCAAGAGACTTGACAAGAGATGTAAGACCAACAGAAAGAGCAATCTTGTTGTTGATGGAGTATTCCCCGAACATAGCCATACCAGAAGGGTGTAGCATAGAACGGACAACAGAAGCATACTTCTCCAGTTGTTCATCAATCTTCAACACATAAGCAAACGCTTGGAAATAGTATGAGTCTTGGATGAACATAGAATCATCCAAGAAGCCGTCGTTTGTTCTGTAATACCCTGGGTATTTGGAAACAGCGTCTAAACTAACGTTCAAAATAGCTGGGTTGTCACCCAAGGTGTCAGCAGCGTTAATAAAGAACTGACGAGCAATAGTACCAACGTATGTGCCGTCTGAGAACTCATGAGACCAATAGTCACCATAGTTAACATAACCAGATTCAGTAAAACCTTGAGTCTTATCATTGAATCTATAATTATAATCTGAACCAATAATTGGTTTAACAGAACCGCCAGTGCCAGTAATATCGCCTGGGGCATTAGTGATCTGTGCAAAGACAGTAGTATATCCTTCACCAAAATCATCAACCACGATTTCTGTAATTTTACCATCGACAATAACAGCATGGGCAGCAGCACCAGTACCATCTCCTGTGATTTCAACCAGTGGAGGTAAAACATAATTCTGGCCAGGATTCAGTAACTCATAAAAAACAATTTTACCGTTACTTGTAACTGTATATGTCAAATCTGAGATTTGAGATATTTTTTTAGTTTTTGTGGATACTGCCGATGTTGGTAGAACTGTAACAGAGAAGCTGGTGTTATAGAATAAACCAAACTTAATGACGTCAATGGTTTTCAAACCACCAACGTCTGTTACAGTCGCAACTTTAAACCAGAATGGTGTACCTTCGCCAGTGTTTAACTGGAAAACCATACCTGGTCTGAAATTTCTACCAGCATCTACGATCTTAATCTTAGCTGTATTTGGTAGAATAGTTGCTTGGAATGATGATCCATACTTAACAGTATTGTTTGGTGAGATCTCACCATAGAAGTTTCTATCAAGGAAAAGTTCCCATATATCTAAGGCTTCATCAACAACAACTGCTTTTTGAACGCTTACCTGAACTCCAGAAAACGAGTCAACACCAGATACAACTGCAGTATTGTAAATTTTCTTGCCTGTCTGTACGCTAATCGTTTTACCAACTAATTCGTTTGGATCACCTTGACCGACTTGAACGAAGATAGAAACGTCTTGCGTCCAGCGTCCATCAGAAACTCGGAGCATCTGACGACCAGGATAATCAATAAAAACGTCTTTACCATATAACAAACGGAATAGAAGTTTATATGAAGACTCAGAACCTTTTGCAAGGTACTGCTCTTTAATATGCTTCAGCAAGAAACGTTCTGATTTGGTTTCACTGGAAACAGCTGGATAGTTGTGAGCTAATTCAGCTTTGAAGTATTTAATATACTCGTCCAGAGTTGTGTCGATGTCTCTGACTTCTCTAAGGTCAACACCTTGATTATCCAAGAATTCGTAGTACGCTTCAACGAAAGCGACGAATGTTGGATATTCTGCCCTTACGAACTCTGGTAATTGATGGGCTGCTAAATTCTTCAGCCCAACTCTAAAGTCGTTGTTTTCAGCCATATTACTTTAGGTTTCTAATAGAAGTGAAGACGTAGTTCTTACCAGCTTGGTTAGAACCAGCAGCAGTCATATCGTTGATAACCTTAACGTTCAAATAGTTACGAGCAACTTGTACGATCTGATTATAAGCTGTAACAACGTCATAAGATTCTGGCTTCAAGATAAACTCAAACGTTGCATCAGCCATAGAAGTGATTGTCAAGTTACGAACGATTAGAGTACCGTTTGCGTAGTCAACTTCACCAATCTTTGGGTTAACGATATATTTGTTTTGTTGAGCGTCATAGTAGAAAAGACGCAAATTACCTTGACCGTCATCGTCGATATAGTGAACGTTGGCAGTGTTTGGAATATAGAAACCAGTTGAGATAACGGATTCAGCAGGGATTGTAGAGTTGAAGATTGGGTTAATCATGTTCAACTTATACTCAGCTGACAGGTTATATCGTGGAGTAAATTCACGACGAACTAGAATCTTAGTTGTGTTGTTTACAATAGCTTGGTCAACTTCATCAACCAAACGAACCAATTGAGAGTAACGTAGAACACCGTCGAATTGCTTCAAGTTTGTGTCATCATACTCATAGATGGCTTCACGAATTAGAGTTTCTAACTGAGCGGGTGTCTTATCTGAAACTTTGGCGTTGTAATACGCAGTAACGTCAATCTGAACGTTAAAGTATTCTGGATCAATAAATTCAGGTGTAATAGAAACAACGGACTTTGGAGCGATAATCTGATTCTTGATGTAATCTTTTTCAGTATCAGTTAGCTTGTTGGTGTCTTTAGGTTTAACGCAGATGAAAGTTTTACCGTAGATTGGAGGGTCGTTATCTTCACCACCCCAAACAACAACGGAAGAAGCTGCAGGGAAGTTTCTGATAATCAGCGTCTTATAGTCTTCAGTTGTAACTGCACGGTTCTGTGCAGCGAACATACGTGGAGCATTATACTTGATAGCCTCAACGTCTTCTGGAGAAGCACCACCCACAGCTGAAGTGGAAGCAACAACTGTAAGACCAGAACCTAACAGAGCAGTACCAGCATAAGAGAACTGGTTAGCACCGTTTGGTCCTTCTAGAGAAGAAACGTAATATTCAAGTGTTAGATAGTTACCGTCAATTGGTTTGTAACCAACAATACCATCGCCGAAGTAAATTTCATACACACCATCGTCTAGTTCTTTCAAGAAGTAAGACTTAGAGTTAGCGTCCATGCTAGTAACAGCAGCGGCTGGAGTGTAAACAATGAACGTGTCATCATCTGCTGTTTCGCGGATCTTAACAATCAATGTTGAAAGGTCAACGTTCTGATTGGGGATGATGTATTTTTGACCTTGACGGATTGTATAGCTGTATGTTAGAGGGATACCTTCAATCAATTCAATATCGTTGAATGTGTAAGTACCACCAACGGCAACAGTAGTAACGTCAGAAGTGTTATAGAATGTATATGACACACCATCAATAGAAGTCAAGAACGGCTGGTTCGCTGGAAGAGTAATAACGCTTTGATAGTATGTTGGCGCAGTAATTGTAGCGTTTACATATGCTTTGGCGCAAACCGCAGAGCTTGGAACATAACCAAGCGTCTTAGCGATAGAAACAACTGACGCACGCTTAGAAGCTGAGTCAAGGAACATCTCGTTGACCGCTAAGTTAGTGTACAGGTTGTTGTAGTGGGTGTTATATGCCAATAAATCCAACAGGATGTTGAAAGAAGAACCTTCAAAATCGTAGTCTTGGAATTTCTCTTGAGAAGAAAGAAACGTCTTAAGGTTATCCTTAATTTCGTCAAAATCTAATGCATTAACTTTAATTCTTTTTGTTGATTGTGCCATTATCGTGTTCTCTCTAATACGAAGTCAAGAGTTATTGGTCGTTCAGTGTTAACAATTTTAAAAACCACATTGATGTATAGTGAGTTATTTTCGTCAGAAGCAATAACGTTGACGTCGATCAAGTTAACTCTTGGTTCAAAGTTAGAAATGACGTCGATGATGGCTCTACGTGCCATCTTCTCAGTGAGTGGTGTAATGTTCTCGAATAGTAGCTCTCTCAATGGGCTACCAATTTCACTGTGGAATGGTTTCTCATAGTGACGAATTTGAAGAAGATTTTTGACTGATTGCTTGATAGCGTTTTCGTCGTATCGTTGTACTAAATCTCCCGTCACAGGGTGAGGGGAGAAATTAAAGTCTAAATCTGAGAACGTTCTTGTATTTCTTGCCATAGATATTATTTATTCTTATTCTATAAAAGTGTTGTCAGATCCTTTAGCAATAACGTCTCCGTCTGCTAACTTATCCCCGATTCTTGCAAGGTAATACCCTTCAATTTTGGT